GTCTTCGAAGTAGATATTCTTTGCTTCATCTCTCGTGAGATTCTTTATATCTACATTTGGATAGAACCTCTTGGCAATCCCAAAGTTGGTCTCACCTCCTAAATCAGAGGGATCATCAACGTACCCACCTTCATGGTTTAGTACGTGTTCTATTATATCATTAAAACTTGTGGCTTTATCCACTATTTAAATACCTTTAGAATTGTAATATTGCGTAATCGTATCTAAGAGTTAGCGTAATGTCAATTGGGGCCGATGAACCAAAGTCCATTTCACCAAAATTGGCTTGTTGAATATAAGCACCTTTAAGTGTCCACTCTTCAACCTTATCACCTACTGGTCCTAGTACATTAAACGTAACATCTTTTTTGTAAAAATCAGCATAACCATCACGACCAGTTACGGACTCATGAGATAATCTAATCCATTCCATTGTAGCTTGAGCTGCTGAAGGTACGATTGGATCATACATTGTTATCTGTAGTGTTTCCCACGCTCCCTTACCCTTGACGTATTGTGTGACGTTCATGTGAGGTAGCGGAACATCTTCAAATGTAATTTGAGGACGTGCTGCTTGTCTTATCATATATGCTGGAATGCCGTCGATGATCATGATGAACCTATTTTGTAATTTAGGTTCAAATGGTGTGAACATTATCTCGTTGGCTGAAACTAGCTCTGGCATGTTTTTCTCCTAAGAATTCTTTTCACCTATAAATATCGTTTAGTTTGAAAAAATCCTCATATCAGTTACTATTCTGGGAAAGTAGCCCCTGTAGGCTGTACTGTAAAGTCCAAAATAATAAATTCTGCTGTTCGTGTTGGTTGTAAAAATATCTGTCCATACAAAATATTTCTGTCTATGACATCTGGAGTATTGTTGGATTCGTCCATCACTACTCTAAAGGCTGATAAACCTGAATTAGATTGTACCTGCTCCATAAAAGGATTCACAATGTTGAGGAATCTGCTTCTAGTAGCTGAAGTATTCTGTTCAAATAGTAAGAACCTGGAAGTACTTGCTATGAATTTCTTCACTCTGATAAGAAGTCTTCTTACATTGATCCTATCTAATGCTGAAGCTTTCTTCTGTAGTGTTTTCTGTCCAAATACAGTGACTCCCTGTCCTGGGAATGTTGCTATTGGATTTACGTTACTATCGTAGAGTGTATCCCTAACGCTGTGTGTTAATTTTCTTTCTGCTTGTATCGCAACATCAATACCACCTCTATTTAGACCTGCTGGTGCAAACCATGGATGTGCTACTCTATCATTGAAAGCGTATACTCCACCCATCACTACTGATGGCGGTACGAATACATTTGTTCCCAATGTAGGTTCTGCTATTTGAATCCAAGGCCAGTACATTGCTGCGTAGCTAGAGTCTCTAGTCTCCGCTTCTGTAGTTACAGTTCCTACTGCACTATCAAAGAATACTGGATCTGCTACTACAAAACAATCACCTCTATCTTCAGCCATGTCTATGGCCTTAGTGAGAAGTTTTGATCCACCAGTTCCTGCATCAATGACTCCAGGTAGTAATACAAGATTGATATCATATTCATCTTGATTGCCTAGTAGATTGATTGCATCTTCATATGCGGTCTGACCATCCCCTGCAGAGTTTAGATTGAAGCCCTGTGAATTTGTATCAGATATTTTATCGTAAAATGCATATCCACCTGCTGGGTCAACAGTTCCTGCAGTATCACCTAAAGCGTTGAAACCTGCTGCTCCTGAAGAACCTCCAAAGAATGATCCACTCATTAGAATAGGTATGGACCCTGAATTGGTCAACCTTATGTTACCATTATCATCAAGATATCTTGGAGTCTGCTTGAGAACCTCGACCCTAACGTACTTTGATTTATTTGGATAAGAACCACTAGCTTGAATGTATGGATCGTTTGTTCCACTACCCTTGAGTGTAAAACTTTGATCTCCAATTACTTTAGCTACGTAGTTTGATTGGAATGGATCTAAACTGACGTTTGTAAATGACTCCAACGCTGACTTGCGTTTCTCTGAATCATTACCAGCTCTGATTGCTATACTAAAGGTACCTTTCTTTGGGTTCCTTGCTGTTACTTCATATCTTAAATTGTCTTTTGAACCACTGATCAATACTTTATTCTCTCTTAAAACTGTATGATCTACTCCAGGACCTCCTGGTGTTGCGGCTGCGGATCCTGATAAGGATGGTTCTGCTCCATTGAAGCCTATTATATTATTATTCTGCTCTGCTCCATGAGCCAGCGTGTGCAGTATAATGGACGAGGATGCTTCCACAAATGGTTCTATCTGTCCACTATCAGCAATCCCTGACGCTCCATTATCGGAGAATACTGGATGTTGATAATCTTCGTTAGGTACAAGTGATCTAGCAGTGGTGACTCCACCAGCTAACACTCTCACAACCGTAAGGGCTGTACCATTCTTTAAATATTCTCTTGCAGTCAGAGATGTCATGTACGTCAATGGATCACTTCCACTTATAAAGGAATCTCCAAAACGTTGTACATATTCACTGTAAGATCCAACGACTGTTGGAATGTTGGCCACACCTTTTACTGTGGGACCTATAAGGGCTGCACCAATGTCTCCAACGGCTGATGGTAAAAACGACTGATCAATCTCGTTGGTAAAAACACCGGGACTTACTACTTTTTCACTTGAGGGCATTTAACTTCTCCATAGAATTCTTTGGGTATAAGGGTATAGTGATATCAAATATAAGTAGGACTACTGGTATATAAACAGACAGTTTAATTTAACCGTCTTGACTTTTGTTCTGAGTGAAGATACCCGTTTCAGGGTTCAATACACCATCACCATACTTATCATTTATTTCTTTAATAAAATTTTGCTCAGCTTCGCGAACATTCTTGAGTTTTTTGTTTAACTCTTCTCGAGTGTCCAATAATGTATCAAGCTGTTCATTCAATTGCATTTCCGCCACATGAACCTGACCATAACCCAACTGTACTGATAGATATTCGTCTTGTAAGGATTTGACTCTTTCTAGCTCTTGTTTTGAAAATTTTACTTCTTGTGACATTTAAAACCTCTTAGTTGTTTCATATATATATAGGTATGAATTACCAAACCATCTATTTGACTTGATAATCCGTAGCATCTCCCTCAAATCCAAACACAACTTTTCTCTGAGAGAATTCCTTTGATATTTCTGCGGTTGTACCCAACACGTTTGAAGTGAACTCTGGTATCACGTATGCTTTTACAGCCATACTAAATTCATTCTTAACGATGCGTTCACCATTAGCTGTCATCTCGGTAGCATCTGTAATACCACCTTCCAAGCTAGATAAAAATTTATATTGTTCAGAGTCTCCAAAGTAAGTTTCTAAATGTTCTAAAAATACTTCCGTGACTACATTCATTTGCTCCATAAATGCTGTCATTATAACTATACTATAATTACATATAACAAAATCCGGCATGCCGGTTACTATAGTCTGTGTGATGGGAGCTGCTCCGGTTTGAATGGAAAACCTATCGTATCTGTTCTTTTTAGACCATTTGGATGACCTCTCTACCTTAATGAATTCACCCTTGATGTCATGATCAAAAGATAGTGGCATGTCTGGATTAAATGATACATCAGTCCTTCTCAACACCATTACGGGTAAAATTAAAGAATTATTTCTATCTCTCAAGACTCCATTACTTCTAAGAGATTTCCATCTTTCTTCATTACCGTACAGCACAGGTACCTTTACATATTCTCCAGAATCTAACACTCTGGGTTTCATTATGTTTTTTACATGACTTATCACACTAGTGTCTATATCTTTGAGAGTAACACTATGGCCCTTACCAAAATTATTTCCTGGATTGACTGACATTCTTTCATTACCAGTGGCATTTGTCTTGAATGACTTTTGACTGGCTCTATTTATAGTCTGTCTGTTGGTAGATTGTTTGTTAGTTATTGGTTTAATTGCCACTTTTGTTCCTCAACGCTCTAAGTTGCTGAGCCTTTGTCTTAACTG